CCGCATTGTTCACGCAAGCAATTACCGATGCTGCTGCCAAAATGGTTGCTGAAATTACAAACAAGTCCGCTGATGTTGCTGCGGCTGCGGCAAAACTTGTTACAGGTATTAACGGAGAACTGGCGAAGTTGAAAGTCAAGAGTATTACTGATGCTGTTGCTGCCGAAGTCAAGAGCGCTTCCGCCGCTATTGCAAAACTTTCCACTCAAGGAAAATCTACAACTGGAAAAATAAATACCAATACTTGGGTAGCAATTTCAGACTCTTCAGCGGATAGATATATTGGTAATGATGATTATGAATTGCAAAATGTAAATGGAAATCTATATTATAGAAAAGTAATGAAGATGTATGGTGGCTCAATCCCTTACGCAAGGGGCGGAAAGATGAAATACGGTATGGGTGGAATGATGCCATACGGAGAAGGCGGTCCAACATTTGGACCGATGAACATGGGAATTCCTGCAACCCTACACGGTGGAGAATTCGTAATAAGAAAGACTGCTGTTGATAAGTACGGACTAGACATGCTTAACCAAGTCAATAAGGGAATCTATGCACCAAAGGTTCCTTCCCTCAATATTCCAATGGCAAACTATTCCAAGATTGCCAACGCTGGTTCTTCACAACAGATTTCAACATCAGAATCAAATCACAACTATAACTTCTTTGTTGACAATTTCATTGGCAATACTGAATGGTTTAACTCAATGATGAAAGAATATAATGTCAAAGTTGTTCCGGCTAACCAAAAACAGGCCGGACTTGAATCAAGAGTCGTAAAATCCTATAATGGTATTAACAGAGGAATGTAATGACGATAACCAGTTTTTTATCACTTAATGGACAAGAATTAACAGAGCAGGGTCGCACAATAAGTGACTCTATTGTTTTAAATGCATCTGACATTGAGTTAGATGAGGGTATGCGTAAAAGATATGTTAAGGATAGTAAAAGGAAGTTCTCTTTTAAATGGGAATATTTACCTTCCCTGCAGGCTCATACCATTGATAATCGCAAAGCCAGAGACTATGTAAAGAACTTGGCTTTGACAACTAGAACAAAAATACTAATGTTGATAAAACTTGATCCACTAAAACCTGCTGAATCTATTTATGTATTCGTTGAGGACTATTCAGAGGATTTGATAAGAAGAGATATCACAACTGGGTGTGATTACTATTCGGTTAGTTTAAGTGTTGAGGAAGCGTAATGGCTGACGGAGATCCACTTCAGCAGATAAACGAACAACTTTCTGGTATTCGTTTTTATAACGGTACACCATTAATTGGAATTAGTTGCGAATTAACTATTGAATTAGATTTAATCGCTCAAGCTGGTCAATTTCGTTTTGCAGAAATAGATGCTCAATCAGGATCCGCAGATGTCACGGTGGTTGGAAGGCGAATCATTGGCGCTGCGGCATTACTGGATGCTACAGCAATAACAATAAGCGCAAGCGCAAGAGGTATGACATCCCTAGCCTACCTTGAAGGCTCCGCCACAGCGCAAAGCGGCTCCTTGAAAATATCCAGAGCATCTTCATCACTAAGCGCTGAGGCTGATACATCATTTACTGCAATAAGAATAAAATTTGGTTCAACCACTCAATCTGCAGAGTCAAATGTAAGTGTTAGTGGTAAGAATATAAGAGTAGCGCAATCTTCATTAAGTCAATTATTAACAATAACAATTAGTGATGCCGGAATCATTCGTGTTCTCAATACTGCCCCTTTATCATCCTCTGTAACACTACTCATAGCCGATCTCCTGCGTTTTACACCAACTTCACGCACTCCTGGGTCAATTGTCTCTTTATTATTACTAGACGGTCAGCCATTAACCGCTCAGAATCGTCAATATAGCAATTCAAATAAACCAGTTTATGTTGAAAAGAAAAATTGGAATGCTACAAAATCTAGATATTACAAAAATAAAGACAAATCGGGAAGAATGAATTTTAAACTTTCTTGGGATTGGCTACCATCTGAGAGGGAAGACACTGTTGATAAGCGTTTTGCTCGTAACTTTATAAAAGAAAAGTCAATTGATCCCGATATGCACACGCTAACTGTCTTATCTTACGGGGTTGATCCAGAAGATGTTTTGCAAGAAACACAGTATAATGTATTTATTACTGGATATGACGAAAGCTTAATAAGAAGAGACTTGCAATCAAATATTTATTTTTGGAATTGTAGTATGGATTTAGAGGAGGTTTAATGTTAATAAAAGATATTTATGGCAAAACTTTGTCATCCTCATTTCAAACAGCTATCAATGCTTATTCTCAAAAAGTAAAACCAAAAGTTGTAATAACATTTCTTGACAGCAGGCATATTGATAACTTAACAATTGCTACAAACGACTCATACGCAACCACATCTAAGGGAACAAGGGATGAGCAACTGGCTGGCAACTCAATGCTCGCTGGCTACTTCTTCACCCCGACTCAAGCGATAAACGGTATTCAGCGTGAAACTTTTCCATGGGCAATTGCTAATGAAAAGGATGTATACGGCAAGACAATTCGTGCTGATGGTAACTGGTACACAATGCCTTCCACTCTGGAAGATAACTATGAATTCGGGTGGAGGTCTAATGCAGTGTCCACTTCTAACGCCTATGTTGATGGCGGTTATTCATTTGTAACAAGTCCTTATGTGGAATACTCTTTTACGCAAAGAAAAGTTAATAAGGTAAGAATTTTTACATCCGAGTTCTCTGGCAAAATAAGTTGCTACAAAGTTGATTTTTACAACAGCACTTATTCATTATTCCACACATCCAATGGTGTAATTGGTAAAGATGAATACTACCAAGATCATATCGTACCAAGCTCTGCTGCTACTGATATGGTTAATAAAATAAGAGTAACTGTATACAGTACTCAAAACCCGTTAGACCATGCAAGGATTAATGAAGCGGCTCCTTTGTATCAAGTAGATGTGACTGATTATGTTATTAATCATTCAATTGACAGAACAGGTGAACTCTGGGAAAACTCAATTCCCATTGCCGGAACTGGATCCTCATCGGCTTCTATCTCATTAGATAATACATCTAGAGACTTTAACCCTTTTGATTCGGGATCTGCATATGGTAATTACATGAAGAAAGACTTGAAGGTTAATATCTATAATGGTTGGAGAACTCTCAAAACAGATGAGATAGAAATAACAAATGAATTGAAACTTGCTATGAATACATCTGTTACAACAATGACATTGAGTGATGCATCTTTTTTTCCCAACGGTGATTCAAATAATACATTCACAGTGGTAATTGATCCAAGCACTGCTAACAGAGAAGTTGTTTTATGTTCAACTAGAACTGACAAGGTTATTACAATACTACAGCGTGGATATGCTGGTACTGATGCAAAAACTCATGCATTGAACGCTGTTGTCTCTTTCGACCCCTATGAGTATGTAAATGGTGGAGAATTTTATATTGATGAATGGTCTGGGGGAAGCGAAATGGAAGTGAAGGTTCGCTGTCTAGATAAAACTAAATACCTAACGGAAAAACAAATTACTACTGGATTCTATTTGCAAAATTTAACAGTTGGTGATGCCATTGAGAACCTGTTGATGCAAACAAACATTTCTAAAAATGAGTTTACGCAAATCATTCCGTATTCCCTTTACAGTAATAAAAACGCAATAGCCTCGTACTCTTTCGCCTCACCGGTGTCTAGAGATGAGGCTGCAGTTACTCCGGGGAATGGCTTGAGGGCAAGGGTGTGGAAAATTGAATCTGGAAAAGAGAATGAAGTTAAGGATATCAAGGCTGATGCTTTAGATGTCCAGTTGTCAGATTACGACAAGGCAATGGGGGCGAAAGCGTATATACCACCCTCTTACATAAGTTACTCAACAATTAGTACATCAGTAAATGGATTTTCCTCTAACACATCGCTAGCTGTCAATATAAGTAATTTTTCGTTTACAAAAAGTGGTGATACTTTTAGTGAATACTACAATGGTGTTATTGATGGGTACTACATCCCAACAACAAGTGGTGATCAATCGTTTCAATTATCAACAACTAGTTCTGGTGTAAGGATGTTTCTAGACGACACAATTGTTATGAATTATTGGAATAATTCGGCACCAACATCATCACCGAGATTATTGACTTCGTATGATTATATGGGTCGGTATCTCAACCTTGATGCAAATGTTCCTTACAAAGTCAGAATTGAATTTTATCACGCAGAAGGAAATGTTGACTCTGGCTATGCATTCTCTTTGAATTTTCAACACAAAATGTCTGGCGGGTCTTATGCAAGTGTCCCTACTACTAGTTGTAGAACAGTAATTGCTGAAGATTCGTCAGGCTGTAGGGATGCGACCTTTACATCTTCTGCAAAAAATAGAAATCACTATCGCAACAATGGTCTTTATGTGAGCAGTCCAACGATAGACACTCCTTCTGGATTAGTGTCTGAACCGAATAATAAATCAGTGCTCTTATCAACAACCTCGTCAATTAAAATCCCTTATGATGAATCGTTAAACCTAGGGAACTCCGCCTCATCTCAGTATACAAATGAATTTACTTATGAACTTTATGTAAGATTTAATAATGGAGCATTCACTGGTGATGGTGTATACCTAACTAACAAAACATATGTATCATCTGTTAATTATGGTTTCTCATTCTTCTACAACAGTTCTGGTCATGGTTTCGATATGCATACAAGTGGCGGAAACAAGGTAGTTAGTTCAAATGTAGGAATTAGCACTTCTAATTGGTATCACATTTGCGTTACATATAAAGATTCGGTATTAAATTACTATCACAATGGTGTTCTTGTGGATACCGAAACGGGTGTTACGGCATCAACTTTTGGGTTGGGTAATATAGATATAGGTAACTCTTCTAAAGGTTTTTACATTGACGAGTTTGCCATTTATAATAAAGCATTAGATGCAGATACAATAAGGAACAGATGGTACTCTACACAAATTAGACCAATAACGGTTTTCCCTCATTTATACGGTAACGATCAAAGTGCTAAAGAAATTGTTGACTCTATCTCGCTAGCTGATTTTGGAAGATTTTATGCAAATGAAGAGGACAAATTCCAATATAATCATTTCTACAGATACTTTGAGTCAGTTATATCTCAACACTCTAGTGTCCAAAAAACAATCAGTAGCAATAGCCATATCGTATCGGGTGATTACAATGTTCAACTTCAGGCTAATAAGATAACAATAAGTGTTACTGAGCAGAATCCATTAGTGTCACACAGGCAGGGGCTTTGGACAGCAACACCAGATCCAGCAACTCTTGGGGTAGTGAGGCTTATTGCGAACATTGACTCAAACGACACAACCCTTTCGGTATCTACAACTAATGATCCACCATTTCCGTCAAGTGGATATCTCAAGATTGACGATGAAGTGATGAAGTATACATCAATAAACTCCAGCAGTTTCTTGGGCTTAGAAAGAGGTCAGTTTGACACCGTGGCTACTGACCATTACATCAATGACCTCGTAAGGGAGGCCAGATACTATGAGATAACTTACGATAACGCACCAGCTTTCAATATTCAGCAACCCTTCATTACCGCAATAGCAAATACATCTCCAGCAGAAATTGAAATTGTAAAATTCTCTACAAACTCCTATACCGCCCAGTTGTTATTGGCCGCTACCAGTTCGGTAGAGGAAGGCGGACTTGCTTTCATACAAGGAAACAATGTTTTAACTGGTGAACAGGATTATACGGCAATTGCCGGAACGCCAATAATTAAACAGGAATCATCTAATTTGATTAAAAAGCAGAGCGCAGAGTTGTCTTCTGACATCAAGAAATACGGTCTTAAAGAAGTGGTTATTGAAAACGAACACATCTATAGCGCAGCAAAGGCGCAGGAAATTGCAGACTTTTTAATATCTAAATTCAATGAGCCAGTACCTGTTCTTAACATACAATCAATTGCCATTCCAACTCTTCAGATTGGGGATAGAATAAGAATATCTAATCTAGAAAGTCTTGGTATAATAGATACAGACT